CGCCATGGCCAGCAAGACAGGCCGGCTCGCCTTGCAGACCTTTGACGGCGGCAAGCCCCGGGGCATCCATCCAAACGGCCCCTGCCCTGACATTTGGATACACGGTGTCGGTGATGAGGCATGGATTATCAAAACAAAACTCGTTCAGGGGTTGGTCGAAACCTTGTCCCTGCAATCACAACAAACAGGAGACCCAGCGATGCGGGCAAAGTGTGTGCTCTTGCCCATCGAAAGAGCTCGCAAGCTGGTCGGAGGAACATGGGTGAAACTTTGAAGCACGTTGATTTATGCAGTGGTATTGGCGGCTTTGCACTGGGTTTTGAGTGGGCTGGGCTGTCACGCCCAGTGCTGTTCTGTGACATCGAGCCTTGGTCACGCAAGGTTTTAGCCAAGCATTGGCCAAATGTGCCAATAGCAGAAGATGTAAAGGAGTTAGCTAATGACGCAAGGAGACTTGTTCCAGACTGCGATATCCTCACAGCCGGATATCCCTGCCAGCCATTTAGTCAGGCCGGGGTCCGACGAGGCGAGGAAGATGACCGTCACATCTGGCCGGAAATATTTACCATTGTGCAAGCAAAGCGGCCGGCTTGGTGCGTTTTCGAGAATGTTTCTGGACACATCAGTCTGGGCCTCGACCAAGTGCTATCTGACCTGGAAAGCAAAGGCTACGCCGTCCAACCGTTTGTTGTTCCAGCTTGCGCCGTCGATGCCCCGCACAGACGAGACAGAGTTTGGATTGTTGCCTACGCCCAGAACCACGGACACAAATTCAGGATGGACACTGGACGAGAAGGGCAGACGCATCAGCAAGAGCAGCGACCTTGTGTTCGGAGCGAACCTAGCCGACCTAGTGAGGATGTGGCCGACGCCAATAGCAACGGACGGCAGCAAATGTCCCACCGGGAGTCTGGCCAAGCTAGTCGAGGCAGGAAACAAATACATGAACAAGAATGGGACGCCGATAGCGCACAAGAAACATATGTTTTCGACGCCGACAGCGTCAGATGCGAAGGGAGCGCCATCCAACAGGTATCTGGGTTCAGAAAAGAGTCACGGGAATCTGTCGGAACAAGTGCGGACCAGTCCCACCTCTGGACAGTTGAACCCGCAGTGGGTCGAGTGGCTAATGGGATACCCAGAAGGGTGGACAGACTTAAAGGACTAGGCAACGCCATCGTGCCGCAAATAGCCATGCGTATCGGCCAGACAATTAAGGCAGTGAACTCATGCAATACCGAATGAAAATCAGCCGCAGGCCGGGCGTCTGGGAAGAAGTCCTCGAGTGCGATGAGTGCGAAGGCACCGGCACAGTCACCGGGGAGACGTTCCGCATAGATTACGACCACGGCGGCTACCTTACATCCTGTAAAGCTGACTGTCCCACATGCAACGGCAATGGCTGGGTACACCTGCCAGAGGAAGAAGATGCAGACTGACCCATACATTCTACCGGCAGGAAACGTGCAGATTAGCTTCAGCGGTGGCAGAACGTCTGCCTATATGTTGCATCAAATACTGCAAGCCAATGGCGATTTGCCGGAGCGATGCCAGGTGATGTTTGCCAACACCGGCAAGGAGATGCCGCAGACATTGGCCTTTGTGAATGAATGTTCCGTGCGCTGGGGCGTTCCAATTTTGTGGCTGGAATACGACTGCATTGACAACCGTGCATGTTACCGTGTCGCAAGCTGGGAAAACCATTCAATGTTCGGCGAGCCGTTTGAACTGCTATTGCGGCGAAAGAAGTATTTGCCAAACACAGTGACAAGATTCTGCACGACAGAGCTCAAAATTAGACCAATGAAACGCTATCTTACAAAGCAGCTAGGATGGAAACGCTGGTCGGCAGCAGTTGGCATAAGGGCTGATGAAGCTCACCGCGTCAAAACTGACAGCAAGGACCGCTGGTCATACTGGTATCCACTTGCTGACGCTGATGTAACCAAACGCGATATTTACCAGTTCTGGAACAGTCACCCTTTTGATTTGCAGCTTGAGAATGTCAACGGTTCAACGCCGCTCGGAAACTGTGATATGTGCTTCCTCAAAAGCGAAAAAATACTTGCAAATATCGCCAAGACAATGCCCGACAAAGCTGAGTGGTGGATTAGAATGGAGCAGCAAACAGGTTCCACTTTCCGCAAAAACAGAGATTTGGCTGCGTTCACAGACTTCGTGGGCCGTCAGGCTGACTGGGTTTTTGATGATGAGAGCTTTTTTTGTCAGGCTGATGGCGGGGAGTGTACCGGCTGATGCAGAAGAGTAAGCTAACGCCAATGCCCCTGTCTTTACGCGAGGCAAACGAGTTTGTGCTGAACTTTCATAGGCACAACAAGCCCACACAGGGAGGCAAGTTCGCTATTGCTGCCTGTTATGGTGAGGAGATGGTTGGGGTTGCGATTGTTGGTCGTCCTGTTTCTGCACAGTTACAAGACGGGGTTACGGCTGAGGTGACACGGGTTTGTGTCTTGGCTGACGCTCCTAAGAATACCTGTTCTTTTCTATACGGGAGATGCTGGCGTATCTGGCAGCAGATGGGCGGCACAAGAATGGTGACCTACACATTGCAAACAGAAAGCGGAGCAAGCCTGAAGGGAGCTGGATGGAAGATAGTCGGGGAAGTAAAGCCATCAAATTGGAACAGAGCCAACCGCCGAAGAGACTGGCAGCCGATTTATGGACAGATGAAGTTTAGGTGGGAAGCTGGCGATGCAAAAGTCTAAACTCACGCCAGACCCCATCAGGGACGCACCAGACGGTCACGGCAACGGGCAGTCACCATCTGCCATTGCCACGCTGCCGGGCCGTGCTACACGCGACACTCGCTTTGTCAGGTTCCCAATGACGTTCTTTGTCCTCGCATACTGTTGTAGCCACGCTAACGGCTACACAGCGCTCTTCTGGGTCAATCAGAGCACAATCGCCAGAGACATGCAGATAAGCCAGCAAGCCGTCTCCCAGCACTTCAAGAAGCTCCTAGAATGGGGCTACATCGAGAAGCTACGCAATCAAGACGTCAGGCGTAAGTACGGCAGAAAAGGCGCACTGTGGCGTGTCTGCTTCGACCCAACACTCAACTATGAAGAAGTCCAGGCAGTCGCTGATGCAATGCCAAAGACCGAGGAAGAAGAGAAGACAATCGCACAACAAACAATGGACGAAGCAGCCAAAGGCGCCAAAGGACAACAGACCCGGGTAAAGAAGAAAGAGCCTGTGGATAACTCTCAGTCACACAAGCCCCAGCTTGTAGAAGAGAATGACAAATACAAGCCCCAGCTTGTACAAGAAAACAAGGTGCAGCTTGTAAATAACTTTACTACAAGAACTATAGAGAAAGATATAAATGAAGTTGATTGTAGAAGGTTGTGTATAGCATACACACATGCGGTGAACAGCCGATGGGGTCGAGGGTTCAGACACGACCTGAGACAGGAGGAGCTGGCAAGGCAACTTCTCGAGCTCGGGTACACGCATGACACATTCATCTCGGATGCGGAGAGCCTGCTCGATTGGATGCTGAAGAAGAACAAGCAGCCACCCAGTAGCTTGCAGTACTTCATTGCTCGGAAGGAGAAGCAGGGCAAGCCTCAAGATGCAGAGGCCTTGCTGAAGAAAGTGACAGCGGGGATGAAGATGCCATGATGTACAAACACCAGACGGTCGATGGCAAGTTGTACATGGGCATCTGCTACAAAGTGCGGGCGCAAAAAAGCGACCTATGCCCCCCCGCCCCCTGTCACGCTATAGGGGGTATCACACAAAAATATTTTGGCAAAAAACGTGAAAGGAAAAAGCCATGAAGAAGAGAATGAACGTGAGTCAGGCAAAAGAGATACCTGGTCGTGACAAGCCTTACTGGGCACGGATAGGCACTGCCTTTGAGGAGGACGGCAAGATTACCGGCATCAAGCTGGATGTTTTGCCTTTGCCTAATAAGGAGGGTGAGGTTTGGCTGCGGTTGTTTGATGATGACCGGCAGAAGGATGATGCTCCGGCTCAGCAGGGGAACCCTTGGGGATGAGCAAGAAGAAGGTGCCCCAGCCCGGGCGTTTTGCCATGGGCGAGATACGGAAGCGGCTGAAGGGCTCGGAGATTATCTATGACAACCGGGATGCACTGGCTCAGGAGCTGCTGCGTCTCGGGTCTTCCAAGATTACGGATGTTGTAGATATCAAGAACGGCTCAGTAACGCTGAAGGCTTTAGAAGATATCCCGGACCATGCACTGACGGCCATCAAGAAGATTAAGGTTACGCCGACTAGGGGCGGTGACCAGATTGAGGTTGAGATGATTGATAAGGTCCGGGTGTTGCAGATGCTGGCGAAGAGTGCCGGCCTGCTGGACACGGAGAAGGTCGGTGATAAGCCGAGCATTGTAAACATTGAAATGGTGATGCCAGATGACGGAAAAGACGATACCAGCGGGTCTTAAATTAGATTTTAGCACCTCGCCGACTGTGGCTCAATTCTTCAAGAGCTCTGCCTTTGTGCGCGGCATTATGGGCCCGGTGGGCAGCGGCAAGAGCTATGCTTGTTGTGCGGAGATATTCCGGCGAGCTGTAGAGCAAAAGCCCTCCCCCCGGGACGGGATTAAGTACAGCCGCTGGGCGATTGTTCGGAACACGCACCCCATGCTGCGAACAACTACGCTGAAGACTTGGCTGGAGTTGTTGCCTGAGCATGTCTGGGGCCCGGTGAAGTATTCGCCGCCGATTACCCACCACATTAAGCTGCCGCCGCGTGATGGTGCTGCCGGCATCGATATGGAGGTCATCTTTCTGGCCCTCGATGACCCCAAGGATACACGGAAGCTGCTCAGCCTTGAGCTCACCGGGGCCTGGGTAAACGAATGCAGAGAGCTCCCAACA